CTCGACATCTTCTTCCACATCTTCGAAGATGCCTTCGTTGATTTTGACTTCGGAAATTTTAAGGTCGTCAATTTTTTCCTTTAAATCCTTAACTTTTACGCCGGTTTCTTTTGCATCGTCACCGGTTTTGACAATGGCACTACTAAAATTAATAGCATCGGACGCTCCTTCCCCTAATTCATCGGCCAGCGCGTTGATGGTTTCCGTCATTTCGGCCATCTCGAATTTTGCCATTTTCAAATTGACGTCAAAATTTTGGAACTCGGCCGTAGTATTGATGATTTCTTGCGCCAAATGGCGGTATGGATTTTGGAAATCAGTCATCACAATTACATGGGCCGCGCTTGCGTCAATGCTTTCGCCAGTGGCTTCCGTATAAGCCGCCATCGCGTCGTTCATCTTTTTTTGCGCTGGCTCCAATTGTTTCAACGCATCGATTGCCTTTCTCGTTGCTTCTTCCAATGCTTCTTGCGATGCCATCATGACGATTTTTTTCGTCATTTGGTCATTCAAACGTTGTTGCGCAACCGCAATATCTCGAACCGAATCACGTTCGGAAATAAGATTTGGTAAAAAATCCGAATATTCTTTATTCAAAGTTTTTATCAAACTTGCCCTTTCCATCGTCCCAAGGTTTTCGCTCTTGAGCGATTCCAACATTTCGTTGGCGCGTTGCTTACGCAATTCCATTTTTGCGATTTCATCGCTCATGGTTTCGACGGATTCTTCTTCAATATCGGCCGCCTCCTTTTTTCTTTGGCTATAAGCGTACACCGCCGCGCCCAATGCTACGACACCAGCGATGGCCGCACCAACGGGGTTTGATTTAATGGCTAAATTGAACGCCTTTTGAACTGCGGTCGCAATCTTTGTGGCGGTGGATGATGCTTTAATTGCAGTTTTTAACGATGTGTAATTTCGAACCAATCCACCCACGGCGTAAACTCCGGGACCAACCGCCGCAAGAACGGCGGCAAAGGCAACGGCGAATTTTTTGGTCGCTGGCGATGCGTTGTTCAATTTTCCCGCAAGAACGGCAATCCCTTCAACCATGGGGACGATGGCTTCGGCGATAATCTCCCCAAAGGAAATGCCCAAACCTTCCATGGCAGATTCCAAACGCTTGCCCGCACCATAGGCATTGTCGCCCATGATATCCGCCATTTCCTTGGCGGCACCCGCTGACGATTCAAATGATTTGGTCAACGGATCGATTTGGTCGACACCTTCCGCAAGAATCAACAACGCCGATTGTGCCGAACGGCCAACCTCATCTTTAGCATCCGCAAGGTTCAACCCAGTTTTCGCAAGGTTCGCGATTGCCTTTTCTACATCACCGCCCGTGGCACCCAATTCGGAAATGATACGGCGCAATGATGTACCCGCTTGGCTTCCTTTGATACCATTGTTGGCCAACACCGCCAACATCGCGGATGTTTGTTCCAATGACATCCCGGCGGACTTCGCAACGGGCGCCACATATTTCATGGATTCCGCGAACGTCTCCATGTCCAACGCCGATGAACTGAATGACGTCGCCATCACATCGGTCACACGTCCCGTTTCGCTGGCGTCTAATCCAAACGCCCGCAATGTAGAACCGGCCACCTCTGCGGCACGCGCCAAATCACTGCCCGAGGCTTGCGCCAATGCCAATGTTGATTCCGTGACCTTGGTGATTTCGGTGGCGCTAAAACCAAGTTTTGCGAACTCCGTTTGCAGTTGCGCCACTTGGCTGGCGCTGAACATCGTCGACGCCCCAAGTTTTTTGGCGTTATCCGATAACGCTTTGAATTCTTCCGCGGTGGCACCCGAAACGGCTTTCACCTTCGACATCTCCGCTTCGAAATTCTTGAACACCGCAAACGACGCGCCACCCATTGCCAAGATTGGGGCGGTCACGGACATCGACATATTCTTGCCGAATTGTTGCATCTTCCGCCCCATTTGGTCCATCGCCCGTCCGGCTTTGTTTAGACCTTTTTGAAATGGCGAGATGTTCGCCGATAGTTTAAAATTAAGACTTGAAAGACTTGCCATTGGCTTTTGCGCGTTCTTTGCGTTTGTTTATTACATCCAAAATTTCGCCCCGCGTCCAAACCTTGCGGTCTTTTTTCGGTTCGGTTTCCCAAGGAAACACAATCAAATCCTTCGGTTTGATTCGCTTCTTTGTGTGCGGATTCAAAAGGATCGTTGTCATCCAACGTGTCCTTTCCCAATCCCCTTGTTCTTTTCGGTTCTGCTTTTCGTTCCAACCATTCACCAAGTTGCCCCACTCACGCGGCAAAAGGTCATAAAATTGGGACGGCATCAAACCAATTTGACCGAACGCGAACGCTTCCAATGTGTCCCATGTAGGAACGTCCGATGGCTTTTGACCCGTTCGGTCAACTACTTTTTTGCGCCTTTATCCGCGAATTGTTCTTCAAAGATTGCGAAAGTCTTTTCGATTAACTTTTCATCCTCATCAATCCAATCCGCGATGTCGGCCACATCATAACGGAACGGCGATTTTTCTTTTCTCGCCCCGTCTTTAAATCCGCAATACATCAGCGTGATGGCTTGGTCCAAAGTCATATCTTCCCCAAGTGATTCCAGTTGCGCCAATGTTGTTCCCGTCATTCTTGAGAATTCACGCAAGGCGTTGAATCCAAATCGTATTGGGTGTTTTCTGTCACCGATTTCAATGATGTGTGTCATTTTCTTTTTGTTTTGTTGTTATGTAATAAAGGGACCGCCCGATGGACGGCCCCGTTTGTCTTATGCTACTGACGCTTGCGTCAATGTGCCCGTTCCAGTGAATGAGAATGAGTAAGTCACATTTTCTTCAACGCCCGCTTCTTGCGCGTAAGAAACCAAGTACGCGTCACCAGTGTAGTCAATTTCACCACTTGATTCCGAACCGAATTTCACTTTTACCAAAGTGCGGTTTGACAATAGGGTGAACAAATCGTCCGGTGTGTCGTAATCTCCGCTTATTGAGTAGGTGACCAATCCGTCGCCGCTCAATGACCAAGATTTTAGACCTTCCAAATTTTCTTGCCATCCGGCTGAATCTTTGGTGGTGGTGTCGCGTGTTTCCATGCTCACGCTCAATGATGCAGATGTGGCACGACCGATGATGTCGTAAGTTGTTCCACTATCTTCCGAAATTTGAATTACAACGTCAGTTGAATTCATGATGCTTGTTGATGCCATCTTTTCTTTTTTTTACTTTATAAATTTACAAAATCAATCGCGAGACACCCGAAATTTCAAATCACATTGTGATCCAAAGGTTCGTTCGTCATCGCTAAACAAATCGCGTTGTCCTTCGAACATACACGATTGAACGTTCACGCCTTGAATATATAGTTTCATTCTTTCGAATGCACTGCGAACATATTCAATGCCGTTTTGTGTGTCCGCATAACTGGTCGAAACCAACGTGATGCGGACATCTATTTCATCAATATGCGAGTCGCTTTCCTTCGACATACTTGTTGTAATATTTACAACCTCGTAAATCGCGAACGGCCTCGTTTGTGCTTGTGCGCCTACAACGGGAAAAATTCGTTTGCCAAACAATCCAATCAATGCTGAATCGTTTTCGAATTTATATTTGATTGCCTTCCCTATCATTGTCGTGCGGCTTTTATTTCCTTATTCAAAAATGAGCGCATCAATTGTTTGAATGTGCTGGCAACACCGCCCGACGATTTTGTTCGTGCGCGTCTTGCGAAACCATATCCATCGCCACGATATGACCCATTTTGCAAATATCCATATTCCAAAAAATGTGCAAACCAACCGCCTTTTTCGGGGTCGGAAAAACTGCGCTTCACCCTTGGGCCAACATACATTGACGCGAATGATTTTCCTTTTCTCACCTTTGTTGTGATGATGCCCATTGATTTTGACAATGTCCCCGATTTTATTTCAGCATAAACGCCGCCATTTCGGTACACTTTGAACACTTTTGGGCCACTCAATTTTGCTTCGTTCTTATATGCTTGCAACATAGGTTTCAACGCCTTACGCGCAATCTTTTTGATTTGGGTTGTTGAGACCCCGCGATTCAATGTCTCCAACTCTTTGAACGCACGTTCAAATTCTTTTTTGACATCTCTTTCATCAAAACCAACAAATGCACCTTTTAATCCGCCCATCGTGTCACAATTTTTTGGAATGCCTTGCGGTCATCTGCGTTCAATATAGCTTCAATCTTGTATGTTTTGTTGTTGTATCTTATACGCATTTTTTCGTTTACATCCGAACGATATCGGATGAAGAATTCAACGCGTTTGGTGGCAACCAATTGGTTTCCTTCTTCGCCTTCGCTTCCGCGCTTTTCTTCCACCTTGGCCCATACGTCGGCCAATGTAGCAAAGTTTTTGATTCTTTGCCCATATACATCAGTGTATTCCGTGAATCCTTGAATCGTGATTCTTCGGTCTAATTGTCCCGCGTGGTCAATCATTAGAATGTGAAAATTCTGTAAGGGTTCCACAAATATTCCGATGCCGTTGGCAACTGACGAACGCGATCGTTCCTTTGGTCATACAAATCCGATATGACCAACATCATGCCTTGAATCAATGGTTTCGGAATCGCTGACGCATCCGTCCCCACATTATAACGCACAATCACTTGGTTGACTACACCAGCCGCGGCAAACCAACCCGAAACGGATTGAATTCGTCCCGGTTCGGAAATCAAGTCCGTGACATATGCGTCCGTTGAAATCGTCACTTCGGAACCGATTTCATCCACATATTTTACCGATGATATTGACGCCACGGGACCGCGAGACAAATAAATAAGGTTCGACAAATTATCCCAACGATTCGTGGGGAATTTATCGAAATATTCATCAATCGTTGTGGTCACCAAAATGCGGCGTGTGTATTCTTCACACATTTGACGTGCGGCCGTAATCAATGCCGAAATCAATGTGTCGTCATCACTATGGTCAACGCGCAAAAAGTTTTTTGCTTCGGTCAATGTGATGGGTTCCGACGCCGCTGGCGTTACAATATCAATTGCCATTTATCGGGTTTCTTTTGTGGTGTTCTTCTTTACTGCTTTTTTTGCACGCTTCTTTGGCGGCTCTGCGATGGCCTCACAAAAACCAGCGTTCAAAAAATCCGTCACCATTTCGGTGGAACGGATTTCCACTACCGCGCCTTTGCGATAGTGGAACCCGCTTCCCGAAATAGATTTTAGAAATCTAACTTTCATTTGCTTACGCTTGGATCAAGTGTTTCACCGCACGGCTATCAAGAACCGCCGCATCTTTGCGAGCGTATGCAACGAAACCAACTTCCAATTCGTCCATGTAACGTTCGTTTAGACGTACGAATTGAACGCCACCAGCCGAACGAACAACGTACTTGCTGAAATCAGCGGCAACAAGGGTTTTTGTACCCGTTGCGATGCTTGATTGCATGTCGTTGTTGTAGTACACATTGTATCCGAACAATTTATCCGGTTGACCCGCTTCCATTGAAGGAATGAAGATTGGGAAATCGTTGCTTGAACCGATACCCAATGCGCGGATTGCCGCGATGATATTGTCGTGAGCCATCAAACCAAATGTTGGTTTGTTGCGGTAAGATGGGTCGATTGAGTGGATAAGATCCAAAATATCGTCCGCCGCGATAGCCGTTGCAGATGCCGCCGTAACACCTAAAGATGAACCCGTCACGATACCTTGTGGTTGGCTTGAGCCGGTACCGGTGGTGAATGCCGCGTTTGTAGCGCGTGCGATTCTTTCGCCCATAGATTCAGCCAAGAACCCGTTCAAGTCGAACGCGTTATCTTGTAGCAATTGCATTGACACGCGAACTTGTGAAGCGTAGTTGTATGCGCTCAACTGCTTGTTGGCAAATGTCATATCTTGAATAGTTACCGCCGCCGCTTCGCTGATTAGGTTCGCGTCGGTTGCAGTATCGTTGATAGTTGGGTAGTCCAACAATGCACCACCAGCCGTGTTCAATTTTTTGGCCAAACGCTCAACCTCACCGGTGAACAATGTCGCCATGTCCAACTCGTTGCTAAAATCTTGAGGAACCAAGAATCCACCCAATGAGTCCGTGCCAACAACTTGTGTTGATGTACCACGCATTTCACCCATCAACGCGCGTTCTTCGGCGTTTAGGGCACCCATACCATTGCGAAGGTATTTCGCGAATGTGTTTGACTTGCTTGCCTTTGGCGCCGCTTGACGTGCTTCGGCGTTGCTTGCCAATTCTTTTTTCAATTCTGCCGCACGCTCCAAAGTATCGATTTGTTCTTTGATGCTTCTTGCATCGGCTTCCATTGCGTCAAATTTTGACTTTTCTTCGGCGTTCAATGAACGACCTTCCTTTTGAGCCGCGTCAACGATTGCCGTTGCGTTTTTAATTAGCTCCGCGCGTTGTCCGCGCAATTCGATGTTTTTCATCGTTTAGAAATTTAAAATTTTACTTTTATACAAATAAATGTTGGAATCTTCTTCTTTAGTTTCCACTGAATCGGATGCCGTATTTTCCACGGCGGCCGCTTCAACTTCTTCTTTGGTTTCCGTTTCCAAATCCCGTGTTTTCAATTCCGATGTTGCGTCCGGGTATGCCGGTTGTGCAACTGGTGAAACATCCAACAAACGTGATACTTTTTCAATGATTCGGTAAGTGATGCCGTCACGTTGTTCCCATCGGTCTTGCTCGATAAGGAACGCGAATGAACTTTGGTTCACATCGCCGCGTTTCATCAATTCCACCAAATCATTGGCATATGTTGTGTTTGGTAAATCAACTTCATAAAACAAACCGCGTTTGTCCGTGCTGATTCTTAGCGTGCCACTTGACACACGGCCCAACAATACATTTTCGTCGTGGTTGAAATAGGCGCGCACATCGTTGTCCAATACTGAATCAAATGCACCCGCTTCAATTTGTTCGTAAAAACCACCCATCCATTCCGAATCGGAATTGTAAACGGCGGCATAACCACGAATTGTGTTTCCTTCGTATTCTGCATTTTCCATGCGGAATTCGCGTTGCTCTTTTACTACGGAAGATTTGCGAACCTCGGCGTCATATTTTTCCAATGTGCTGAATCGGTGCGCCACATTCAAAACGGGCTTGCGCTCAACATAGGCGTCGGATTCGGAATCGTATCTATAAATGCGAATCAATGCCGCTGGATCGTCCGCCGTGCCTTTGACGACAAACCCGGAATCCGCTTCCACTTCGCCATCCGTTTCCACTTGAATGATTCGGCCGTAAGCATTGCCGCCCGATGAACTCCAGCGCACAAAGTCACCAACCGCCAATTCATTTGGTTCGGCGCGGTACTCTGCTTTCGATTCCATTTCAACATCATCGCCCATTTCGCCTTTGCCGAATGTGATGACGATTTCGTCGTCGGTTTCAACAACCGATTTGATGTGTCGTTCGTTTGTTTGTTCGTTTTTATTTTCTTCCATTTCTTCAATTGTTCTTTCGGCCCAACGCAACATTTCGTCTCCGCCCCATGCGGCGTACATTACCGAACCGCAAATTTCATTCCCATCGGAATCAAAAAAATCGCCTTGGTCATACACTTTAGCGCGTGACAAAAACGAATAAATGCGCGGCAATCTTTCGTGTGAAACGGGTTCACGATTGGCCAATATTGATGCCGTGCGCCAACCCACTGGTGTCCCACAATCGGAATCGTGTTCCTCGCGGTGTTTTAACGCCTTTTTAGCGTGGTTCGTTGCGGCTTGGGGGTAATCACTCCACGGCATCGTTTGCGTCGTTTTGTGGCGTTCCTACTTCGACCATGTTCATCGGTTGCAAATACGCATCGCCGCCGTCGATTGGTGCCATGTTTTCCAACTTGCGGACATCGTTTGCCGATATCCATCCCCATTGACGTCCCTTTGTGTACGCCTCGTATCTTGATTTGATGTCACCACGCAACAATCCGTCCATGTTGAATCGGATGTAATACGCGGAATCACCGACAAAAAGTTTGCGGTTCAATTCTGCTTCCCATCTTTTCACCCATGGCAAAATCGTGTTGCGCTGGAACATGATTCCTTGTTCTTCCACATTGGCGCGGGTGCTTGAATTTTCCAAACTGCCCAAATAGGCCAACGGCAAACGGAAGAAGCGGGCGATATCTTCAACGCCAAATTTTCGTGTGCTTATGAATTGCGATTCTTGCGGACTGATGGACATTTTTTCCACCTTCATGCCTTCTTCCAAAATCGCCGTTTTGTGGGCGTTGTCCAATCCCGCGTTTCTTTGATGCCATGAACGAATCAAACGTTTGTACGCTTCGTCACTTAATCTTCCCGGATGTGTCAACACCGCCGAAACATTTGCGCCATTCCCAAAGAATGAGCCGCCGAACTGGTCGGCCGCTAATCCCAAACCAATGGATTCGCGGGCGGCCTCAATGACTGACTTTCCAACAACGCCATCGAATCCTAATCCAACGATGTGAATCATTTCGGAATCATCGAATGTTTCTTTGCCGTCTACTTGATAGAATTTTTCATCCTTGTAAACTTTCACTTCCACGCGATCGGGGTGAATTGGAATCAATTGCAATGGATTGCCAGCGCCGTCTCTTTTGATGGCAATGAACGCATTGCCGTGCAAACACAAATGTGCTTGACACGTTTCACGGAATGTGAAATCCGTCATCATTGCATTTGGGTGGTGAATCAATTTGTTGATTGGGTGGCCGCTTGCATCAATGACAATGTCGTCGTTGGTCTGCTTTACGCTCCACGGCAATGTCGCCATGGTTTCGGATATCACACGAACGGCACCAAAGACCGCGGACAATTGCATTGCAGTGTTTTCCGTGACTGCAATTCCCGTTTTGGATTCGTTGTCGGCAAAAAGCCATTCGGCTGGGTTCGACAACGATGTCGATGGGCGATTCGGATTTGAACGAAATGCGCCCAAAATGCGCCCGAATAAGTTTTGATTTTCGGCCATTCGGATGAAAATGATTGTACAATTCGGGGTCAATGTACGATATCATTTGCAATGTCCAAAACATTGGATTTGAAATAAAAAAAGGGACGTCTTTCAACGCCCCTTCCAACCAAAAACAACCGCCAAAGACCTTGGCGGATTTCCTAAATGGGTTTGTGAATGGCCACGTTTCTTTTCAATCGTTCGTTCAATGCCGAACGGCTGAATGAAACATATGTGGTGCATTCCTTCAATATGATACCTTTTGGTGTGATTGATTCCACCAAAAATTCCTTTCCGCTTTTCACCATCTCAATGATGTCGCCAACCGATATGTCGTCAATAGGTTGCATCTTCATTGCACAATGTACGGAATCATTTGTTGTTGTTGTGTAGAACATAGGTGAAAAAATTTCCATCTACCACCAAAACCCCCCGTTTGTTTCAGCGGGGGGTTTTGGATGGTTGTTGTTTTTATTTAAAACACTCTTTTTTGTAAGGGGTGCTAATCATTAAACCCCATTGAGTCGGTCTAAAATATGCGTGTTGCCATCTTTTACCACCCGAATTGGCTATATAGTAGTAACTAAAAACTTCGTAAACTTGACCATCTAAATCTTTGTGTTTCAAACCAGTTGGTCTACCCCCGTCAATTCTTTGTAAGTCGTATTCAGCGTTATGTAGTTCAATCTCTTTGCCTTCTGCTTTGAATTTTGCAATTTCGCTAATTAACATCTCTCTTTGTTGTTGTAGTGTGATTGTAGTTTCCATAATGGTTGTTTTTTTTGGTTGTTGTTTTGTTTAACACTTCAAACATACAACAATTTTTTGAATTCACAAATTGTGAGCAAAAAAAATTAATTTTTTTTTAA